ACTATTGTCAATGTCCCGTTAACTGTTACAGTGCCTGTGAAAGAAGCAGGACCACACACCATCATATTATCAGAAGAGTCTACTGTAATATCAGATGAGATAGTTGCTTTGTTTTCATAGCCACCATTGATTGATTTTATCATACCAAATTCGATTGAGTTTTCTCCTGGTGTATTTTCACCTAAAGATTTTCCAATGTATACGACATAAATATTATTTGTACCTGTTGGAGGTGCAGCTGTAAAACTTAAAGTTGTTCCACCTGATACAGTATAAGCTGAATGTGGATCTTGTCTAACATTTCCAACGAAGACTTCTATTTCGTTGGTGTTACCAACAGTTTGTGAAAGTGTAAAATTTGTATCTGAATTATTACCTGAGAACTGCGAAGAGTTCATTGTAAGTAAATTTCCTTTTGGGCTATTTCCTAAATATGCCATGGTTACTCCTACGTGCTTATTGCATCAACGAAAGAAGCCCATACATCTAAACTCGACGCGGTGTCAGACTTCGCTTTCAG